CAGACCACGCCGCGTCCGTCCGACGACCTGTGCCTCGACCAGACGTGAAATGTCCGGGCGGTCAGCATCGATGCGAAGATCGTGATGCACGAACTCCAACATCTTCTGCTTCGGGAAGATGGCGTAGACCTTGCCGGGTGTGACGCCAGCGTAGGTGTACGTCTCCGTTCCCATGTTCACCGAGGCACCGTCGTAGTAAATGATCGTGTCCACCGGGACGCCTGCGAGCGCGTTGCCCTGTGCGTCTCGGATCGGCTGAAGCAGCGCCTCCTCGATCTGAAAACGGTTCGTCTCAGATGCGAGCAGAACACTCCACGTCCGCTGCGGGTTGGCGCTGACGCCTTCCTTGTACGCGGCCTGGAACGTCCTGAGCGTCTTTTCAGCAAGCGAAGCGCCGCCCGTCGCGTCAGCGGGGGTCTGGTTCGCTGCGGGGTACGTGTACGTCGTGATCGGAGACAGGTGAAGGTGATTCAGGATGTAGTTGTACGAGCGGCCAAACGCCTGATTGACCAACTCGAAACTCCACGTCGAATCCCACTCCTCCATGTCCTCCGTCCACTCGAACCCTGCGGCCCAGGTGCGGAGACGAGCGACAGCCGGAACACCCTTCTGGAGCGTACCGAACTGAATTTCCCCACCCTCCAGCTTCTCGAAGAACACGACGTTGGCCTGGAGCGTGTTTTCACCGATGTCCACGGTCTTGCCGGGGAACGGCCCATTCACGCGCCGGTAGATCGGCTCGTACAGAGTCGGAACCTCTGCCTGACCGAACGCGACATCGACACGAACCTTCTCGACCAAATCCATCAGGCCGTCAGAAGTTGAAATCATCTCGCCGATGCTCTGCTCAAGCGTCGCAATTTCAACCTCGAAGTTCGGGTCTTCACGACGCCGAGTAAGCTCGTCGTTGAGACTCAGAATGCGAGTCATGCGATTTCCTCCTTTCCAGCCTAGATGTGGACAAGCCGTAGGGTGGCATACCCGTCGGCATTGCGAATTCCCTCGACCTTTGCGACGGCGAGGATGGGCGTAGAACCGTCAGCGGGAGCGGCGATTGCCTGAAGGTCGGTGGACGCCTTCTTGAAACCAGCACCCGTCGTCCAGTTGACGAAATCCCCTCGTGCCGCTGCGGTAGCGACTGGAACCTTGCAGCGCCAGAGGGAATGCGTGACTTCAAGTGCCACTGCCTTGTCAACCTCGGCAGCGTCCACCTGATCCATCGCGAATCCCGTCCACCCGTCGATCCGGTAAAGCTCTCCCTTTTCAATCAGGGTGGCTGCGGGAGCGAGCACATCGACGGCGTTGCCGTCAGTGATCTTCCTACCCATTTCCTTTTCCCTCCTTCCTACTGCTGACCGCTACCAGCGGCCTCGTCGATTTCAGTCTGTCGCTTCTCCATCGCATCCTCCACGGAGGAATACGACTTGCCGGACGCCTCGTAAAGCTCGCCCACAGCGTCGAGAGCGTCCTGATCGGCTGCGTCAGCGATCTGCTGCTTGAAATCAGCCGCCTTCATGTCGGACGCGTCATCCGCCGCGAGTGCTGCGCGGATTTCATCGACCTTCATGCCCTCGACGTTCACGTCGCGCTCTCCTGCGAGTGCAACGAGTTCGTCCTTCTTCATGGACTTGTAGTCCTCCGGGCCGTCCTGATAGCCCTCCTGAGCCTCTACGCGAGCCTCGTATGCGCTTGTGCCGTCCGAGAGCGGAAGCATCTTCTGAGCGTCCGTCGCGGGATCGGGCGAGGAGAACGGTGCAGGGCCAAGCACGATTTCACTCCCTTCCCCAGCTTCGACCATTTCCTGATCGTCCATCGTCGCCGCCGGATGCAGCTTCGGCTCGTGGACAGGGCCAGATGCAGGTGACATCTGATTTCACTCCTTTCTACGCGCCGAAGCGACGCCGCTGGATGGTGACGGTGCCCTGCTGACGCGTCTTGGAATTCTCTCCCGCGCCGACACGACCCCGCTCCTCGCCTGCACGAGACTTGCCACCGAGGGCAGCCCCGCCAGTGCGCTGACGATCATCGTCACTACCGGACGACATTTCACCGATGACCGACTTGACATCCTCGTCCTCTGTGGCGAGCTTGTCGAAGTCAGCCTCGATTTCCTTCTTGAGTTCATCGGTGAGCGGCCCCTCGTACTGAGTCTCCATTTCACCGACGAGACGAAGCACAAGTCCCTGACCCCGCTCCGTCTTGACCTTCTTGCCGACGAGTTCGCGGATGAACGACTTGATTTCATCCTTGGCCGACTCCTCGACGCGTGAAATGAACGCCGTGACCTTCTCGACCACGTTGTCGCCTTCCTCCAGCTTCAGAAGCTTGCGGATTTCAGCGACGGCATCCACGTCCGGCTTGGACGCGTCAACCACCTTGGTCATTTCACCGACCTTCTCGTCGAGCGGAGTAACTGCCTTCCGCTCAATCTCCTGCACCAGAAGCGGAGCATGAGCACGAAGCTCATCCTCGTTCAGTGCGGCGATGTCCTTGGCATCCACCGTATTTCCTCCTAGAGTCTCGTTTTCAGAAGTCACAGCGACGACACTGGCTTCCATCCCTGATCGGTTCTTGCGCGACCAGTCAATCGTTTCAAGGTCAAATTCCATGACTTCATGCCCGCCAGCAATCGGGCGCAGCTTCGACTTCCCGTACACAGACACACCGTTCACTGCCTTGAACTGAAGGTGATTTCTGATGTCAGAATTCGGGAGGTTGTACCCCTTCACCTTCAGAACTGCCTGATTTCCCTTTCGGGTACAGGTCGCCCCGAGCCACACCGTCTGCGGATCGGGGTAGCTGCTGTCGTAGTCCTCCTTCTTGATGTGTCCCTTGTTTCCGACCGGATGCTGTTCGTTGATCTGCTTGGCGATCCCCTCAAGGATTTCAGGACGCCAGTTGCGCTTCGACTTTGAAAAGCCTGACTTGATTTCAACAGTCACGAACTTGCAGTCATGAGGCTCCGGGTCGAGAGCGAGGTATCTCGACAGAAGCCCCTGGTCAATCGGAACGTCGATGGTCGCCGTGGAGTCGTTCGCCATTTCAGCGACGACATCCCCGAAATCATCGATCGTGAGTTCCGTGATGGTTTCAGTGAGGACGGTCATTTCAACTACCGCTTGCGTAGACGACGGTTTGCAGAGCGGTTGACGACGTTCTTGTGCGTCTGAGTGGAATTTCGCCTCTGCGACGACCCTTCCACGATTGTCGGGCTTGCAGCACCGAGTTCCGCAGGAACGTCTGCATCCTGCCCGACGGTCTGCGTACCACCTGTGAGGTTCGTGAGCGCGAGCGCCGCGACCACACCTGTTCCATCATTTCCTGCCGCGAGCGCAACCTCGAACTTGGCACTGATCGGAGCAGATGCCTGAAGCGCCGCGAGCACCTGAGCCGCAGTTGAAATTGCGACCGAGGAACCGTTGGTCTGAACCGTCACCGTCACGTCGTTGCCCGAAAGACCGACAGACAGCGGCGTAGACGCTCCTGAAACCACGAACGCCACCCGGTAGCCATTTCCTACCGTGCCAGCGGGCTTTGCCGTGAACTTCAGATCGTTGTGATTTCCTGCGAACGCCGTAGTGAGCGTGGCGTTCTTCGCCGGGGTGATCGTGCCGAGCACGTCCTTGTCCGTACCGATATTCACGAACGCGCCCTTGGACGGGTCACGAGCGAACAGACGGCGGACACTCCCCTTGCGCTGTGAGTCTCGCGTGACGCGACCACCGCCGAGCGACGGGATGAGGCCACGAGTGCGCCACCCAGGAGTCCCAGGAATTCTCTTACCGAGAATGCGAGCCACTATTTCCTCCTTCCCTTCATCGACGGGCGCGAGGCCCGACTAGCTTGGTTGACGTGTTCTTCCCGCTGTGAAATTTCGAGCGGACACCGTTGCGCTGCCTGCGAGTCTTGTCATGTCGCAGTCTGGTCATCGAATTCTCCACCTTCCTCTGAACGGCGGCACTGAAATCACGCCAGGAAGGAGAGGGGTACGACGAACGACCCGACGCCAACCCTTGAATTTCACCACCTTGCTCATCTTCCGCGCTTCCTCCTTCTGGCATGTGCTCGTGCTCTTGCCGCAGCGAGCCTCGTCGGGTTTTTCACTCCACGACCTGTTCCGAAGCGACGACGTTGAAATCGCTTCCTCATCCTGATCGATCGGATGCGAGCCATTACTCGTTGTTCCCGCTATCCGAGCCGCTGACAGAGCCGGGTGAAATCACGTCAAGCTGCTTGTTGTTCTTGGCCTCTGCCTTTTCAAGCTGGTTGCGCTGCATGTGCGGGATGTGCTTCTTCAGGTCTGCTCGCATCGTGCGGTCTGAAATCACTTCGCGCGTAGCGAGAACCTCGTCAGCCATGACCCGCTGCTGGAGCGCACTGGCCTTCACCAGAGCCTCGTCAGCCGTCACGTCATCCCACGCAAGCGGGACAAGCACAGGCTCCATGAAATTGATGGCCAGAACCATCTTGCACATCTGCTGCACGAACGGCTGATAGAACCTCCGCTTTCGACTGATGAGCTTTGCGAACGGCTCGATTTCATCCGTGTCATCGACCTTGGTGTTCATGAGGATGAAACGCGGAGTCTCCGAAGACATCGCAATACAGTCGATCAGGAAATCCATCAGCACCTTGGAATCACCGAGCACCGACTCGGCCTGAAGGAAGTCTGCATCCTCCTCTGACTGCATGAAAAGGATTTCAGTTCCCTTCCATTCGATCTTGCCGTTGAACGTCTCCGGCTTGATGTTGCCGTTTTCATCACGCTCAAACGACTCAGGCCAGTTGTTCGCGATGAACCCCATCAGGTCGTTGATCTTGAATTTCGCCTTCGGGATGGAGTGTGCCTTGTGAGCCGTGAGCGATGCAGCCATCACATCGTGAAATGCGAAGATGAACGGCAGACAGGACTCCAGATCGCTCTGACCACCCTCAAGGTAGGACTCCTCCTCGTTTTTCACTTCCACGAGAGGAATGAAACCCCATGTGTTCGGCTGTTCCAGGTCGTTACGCCAGCGGCCTTCTGTCTGATCGAAGTACCGGAATGCGTCCGGCGTGATTTCTTCGATGATGACCTTCTGCCGAACCTGGGGAAGCGTAACTGCTCTACCGTTCTGCTCAAGGTTCTCGATCTTCTCCTCAATTTCATGCCGCACGTAGGCTACTTCGATTTCACCTGACGTTCCACCTTGCTTGTAGTAAATGGACACCTTTTCAGGCGGCACGATTTCGAGGAAGCAGGCTTCCCACTCCTCCGCTGAAATCAGCGGGTTCTGAAGTTCATGGCGACGAATGCGAACCACCGTCTCTGCATCCCTCGTGGAATCACGGATCATCTTCTGAAGCTCTGCTGCCCAATACGTGTGGATGCACTTCTCAAGGAATTCATCGAAAACCTCGTCACCCGTTGCAGGATACGGGAGTTCGATGAAGTCAACCCTTGAATTCACAATCCGGCGAACGATCCCTGAGCCGAGATTGGCGTTCTTGTCATCGCTCCGGTACAGAGCGCGTGTCTTGTCGTATGAAATCTTGAACCCAGCGTAACTAGGTGCGGTCGGCCAGAATGTGCGCCTGAAATTGCGATAGCCGGTTCGGATTCCTCCGAGCCAGCCGCGTTTCGCCCATTCGGTACTGATTTCACCGATGACCTGCTTGTCATCGGACTTCACAAGCTCACGAATCCCCATCTGTCACCTTCTGATCGGTGGAGTCCAAGAGTTGTGAAATTCCCTCTTGGAACATTTCCTGAAGGTCTGCTGCCTTCGCTTGAACTTCGGGCGATGCTTGTCGTAGCTTTTCCATGAGTGATGGAGTGACGGGGTGTTCGCCACCGTCCGGCGTCTCGGTCTTCTGCTCCGAACGCGACACCTTTGGAATTCCGAACCTGTCGAACAATTCTCCTGCGGCTCTCAGCACCAGAGCGTCGTCATCGGTGGTACGCATGACGTGAGCAACGGCCTGGACTGCCTCAATGAGATAGGCCCGTCCAAGCTCAAGCGCCGCCTGCGGGAGCTTTTCACGCAGGGCCATGAGTTGTCTCTGGACGTTACCGTCTTGCAGGATTTCCTTGACCTGTCCACGGCTGACCCCCACGATGCTAGCGATCTGAGTGTTGGTGTAGTTAGACAATTTCAGGACAACCACCATGTCCTTCACCAACTCGTCTTCGCCCTCGAAGGTGAATTTCCTACGCTTCGTGACGTTGACCTTGTATCGCTTGCGGACACGATCTGAATTTGACTTCATAGAAGCAGCGCGGTCTGCTGGAGTCCTGTTGTTCCTCGGACGTGCCATTACGCTGACCCCACCAGTGATCCGGCCTGCTTGAAAGCAGTTGAAATCTGACCAGTAACGATCAGAGTCGGCTTCCTGAGCGTGGCGATGAAAGCGAACATGTCTGCGTGGTGCCAATGGTCGGGGTTCTTGTTCTTCTGCCACGACGCCACGATGCGACCCTTGGTGTCCTCCTCCTCGACGCGAACCATCTGCATCATGTGGGAGTAGAAACCGTTGAAATCACGACGAGGCATTTCCTCACCGAGCATGCGAGCTTCGGGAGGCAAGATGTAGTTGCCCGTCATCATCTGATGAATTGTGGAGTCAAAGGCGAGCGTCCGGTCGATGTTCACCTTGGACGCTTCCCCGAAAACCACGTTGTCGAACTTCGCGATTTCCTCGAAGTCTGGACGATCCTTCTCGTAGCCCATCCAGAACTTGCCGTGGTATTTCACACTGAGCGCCCGAGCACCACGCTTGTCAGGGTGTGCATCGCAAACGGCGACAAAGCTCGTCAGCTTGGAGAGCACCTTCTCCTCCAGAGCTTCCCACGCCGTCTTCCCAGGGCGATCCTTGAAATGCCAGAGGTTCCAGAGCATCCGCTCCCCGTTGCGTCCCAGGTGATCGGCCTTGACGTAAATTTCATCATGACCGACATCAATCCCGAGGAAAACGCATCCATTCGGAATTCCGCCAAGGTGGTAGCCGCTCACCATGCAGTTATCGAGGATCGTCGGCGTCACCTGATTACCCGGAGCGGAATACGGCTCACCGAGAGACTGGTTGTAGAACGCCTTGAGCTTCTTTGCGTCTCTCTGCCCGACGAACCACCCCTCCATGATCGACTCCAGGGGCATCGTCGGTGAATTGAACTGGTTGATGTGGTAGCCCCTGAAATTCCCTCCAGGGTTCGTGCTCCTCCACTCACCAGTCGAGTTTGCCAGCGCCCTCTCCAAGTCTGACCAGACGTGAGGACAGAACTGGCACTCAAACTTGCACTCGTACACGTTGTCACCGATTTTCACGTTGTCCTCAAACGTGAAAGTCTGAAATCTTGAGCAACCAGGGCACTTGACAAACCATTTCATCATGTCGCTGTCCCACCACTCATCCTCTGAGTCCAGACCGTGACCGGGCACAGTCGGCGTCGAGAGGTAGGTGAGACGCTTGACAGTCGATCCGTCAGTGCGGTGCTTCGCGTCCTGAAGGTAGTCCTGCACCATGCGGTCGAATTCATCGAAGACCACCACGTCTGTTGGTGTCTCCTGAAGCTCCGACTCCACGTTGGTACCGCGAATCAGAAGTGAAATATCCTCCTGAGTCTGCTTGTGCGTCCGGTTATCGACCGACTTGAATTTGTGTTCCAAGTCAGGATTGGAGTCGATGATGGGATCGACCCGCTTTTGCACGAACGGAATTGCTCCTGTTTTCAGAGGCAGCAGATACAGGTGGTGCCAACGCTTCTCAGTGATCCAATGAAATGTCCGAACGAGGAAGGTAATTGTGAAAGCCGTTTGCGCGGCCTTTTTCACAACCATCTTCTGCGAGGTATCCCGAATTACCGGGATGATGTATTCACGACCTTCCAGGTTGAAACTACGTCCATCTACCTTCAAGCCAAGATGAACAGCCCATTCATCAGGCCGTGCAAGGAGCCGCACGTTCGCCTGCCCTGGGGTCAGGGCCGTCAAACCGCGCTCCACAAGGACATTTCACGAGCAACTGAAATCACCATTGCCCACATCATAGGGACAAGAGTGGGGGAGGGTCTGTGCCCTCCCCCTGTGCCCGAAGCCAACCACCGCAAGGGCGGCAGCTAGGCCATCGTACCTCAGACCGAAACAGCGTCTACATCACGCCGGAAGCCTGGAGGTAATCGACATACGCTGTGGGACTCCAACTCGGGTTTGGCAGGACGGGTATTTCACCCAAATCGATCAACTCCTGCTTGTGGATCGCGGCAAGCAGAGAGTCCGCTTTGGTTTCACCGATGAAGTCCAGTTCTGAATTGAGAATACGGCCCACTGTACGAAGGTTGATCCCCGTTTTCTCATGGAGATATGCATTCGCTCCGTACTCGACCATTTCATACACGTCCTTCTCGTATCCCTGATCCCTCAACCACTTCTCACGCCACTGACGCAGGATTTCACCAAGTGGTTCACTGGCCACGACTGTCGGCTCTGCGTTCTGCGTGACGTACCGAATTCCTAGCTCTTGCTGTACCTCTCGGCAGAGGCCCCT